TCAGATAGTCAATACGATTGGACCCTAGAGGAGCTGGCACGTTTACCAATCCAATGGTACGGTGGTGCTGACTTGTCAAGATTGCACGACTTGACCGCTGCTGCTCTTTATGGGGTTTACCATGATGGTGAGAAAGATGTTGATATTTGCATCACACATGCTTTCTTCCCTCGTGTCAATGCTCAAAAGAAAGCTAATGACGATGGCATTCCACTATTTGGGTGGCAGTCTGATGGTTGGTTGACTATGAGTAACACTCCGACCGTCCTTTATGATGATATCGTTAAATGGTTCATCAAGATGAGGGAGAAAGGGTTCAAGATTGCCGCTGTCGGGATGGATAGGAAGTTTGGTCGTGAGTTCCTGACGAAGATGAAACAAGCTCGGTTCAAGATGATTGACCAACCTCAGCTTTTCTATCTGAAATCAGAGGGATTCAGACGGATTGAGTTCAAAGTTAAGAATAAAGAGTTTTACTATCTTCATTCTGACGCTTACGAATACTGTGTGAGCAATGTTAGAGCAATTGAAAAGGTGGACGATGCTGTGCAATATGAGAAATTAGACGGTGACGGTGGTACTGCAAGAATTGACTTGTTCGATGCCAGCGTTTTTGCTTGTATTCAGGCTCTTGCTAATCTTGGTAAGAATAGCGATGTGATGAGCTTCTTTGATTAGGTGAATTATGAATGAAATAGTTTTATCAGAACATGAAATTAATGTGCTAATTAATAAAGGGCGAGTTAAAGTAATTTTAAACGGGGAAGAAGTAATCGTTCGTCAAAGTTATACGAAAGATTTGAGGGCTGAAACAGTTAACTGGGATAAACAAATAGTTGATGTCAGTCAGAATATCGTAAGAAACAAACACTTTGATTCACTTTTCCAAAATACTTTTCGCTAGAAAGGAGGTGAGGAAATATGGGACTTTTAGATAGAATTTTGAAACGTGGTAAGAGTCGAAGCGGAACGAATGTTATCACTCATTCAGATTTTGGTCTTTATATCGACGGTGATAGCTATGTGCCACTGGCTCGCAATCCTGATGTGATTGCTGCGGTCAACAAGATTGCTGACATGGTATCAAATATGACCATTCATTTGATGGAGAATACCGACAAGGGAGACATACGAGTTAAAGACGGACTAGCTCGGAAGATTGATGTAAATCCATGCGAAAACATGACTCGCAAGACTTGGATTTTCAAGATTGTGCGTGACCTGTTGTTATTTGGTGACGGAAATTCAGTTCTTCATGTTGAGTATGATCATGTGAATGATTACATTTTGAACCTAAGACCATTCCCAATGAGCGAAGTTTCTTTTAAAAGCGATGAGCTCGGCTATGTTATGAATTATCGTGGTGTTGACTACAGCCCAAACGAAATTGTGCACTTTGTAATCAATCCTGATCCAGACAATCCATTTGTAGGAACTGGATACAGACTTGCTCTGAGGGATATTGTTAGGAATTTAAACCTTGCGACTCAAATCAAAAAAGGCTTTATGAATGGCAAGAACGTTCCTAGCTTGATTGTTAAGGTTGATTCTTCGAATGCAGAATTGGGCACGCAAGAGGGGCGAGACAAGGTCGCTAAGAAATACTTAACAACAAGTCAGGCAGGTGAGCCGTGGATTATTCCTGATGCTCTATTGAGTGTCGAACAGGTCAAGCCATTAAGTTTGAAAGATATTGCTATCAATGAATCTGTTGAAATTGACAAGAAAACAGTTGCTGGACTTTTGGGAGTTCCAGCTTTTATTTTGGGGGTTGGTAGTTTTGACAAAGAAGAATACAACAACTTTGTCAATACAACGGTCATGAGCATTGCTACAACAATCACTCAGACCTTAACGAGAGACTTACTCGTTTCAAACAATCGGTATTTCAAACTGAATGCTCGCTCGCTTTATTCGTATGACATTACAGAGTTATCTTCAGTTGCTGAACAGATGACTAAAAGCATGGCAATGCGTCGAAACGAGTGGAGGGATTGGCTTGGGATGCCACCCGATCCTGACATGGATGAGCTCCTTGCTCTTGAAAACTATATTCCACAAGATAGACTTGGGGATCAGAAGAAACTGAAAGGGGGTGAGGAAGAGAATGAAGAAACGGAATAGTTATCGTACCGCTCAATTCAAAACACGAGAAGAAAGTGATACTGGTGATTTGATTTTGAGTGGTTACTTTATCAAGTTTGATGAAGTAACCGAACTGTGGCCTGGTTATTTTGAAGTGATTAAGCGTGAGGGTGTTGAAAAAGCCATCAAAGGAGCTGACATCAGGGCATTATTTAACCATGATGATAGTTTGGTGCTTGGTCGGACTGGTAACGGAACGGTCATTTTGGGAGTTGATGACATCGGTCTGTACGGTGACATCATTATCAATAAAGATGATCCACAAGCTGTTGGAGCCTATGCTCGTGTTCAGCGTGGTGATGTGATTGGATGTAGCTTTGGTTTTATCCCAATCCAAATCAATACGGAAGAGCAAGCAGATGGTTCGTACCTGGACACTATCCTAGAATTAGAAATTTTTGAAGTGAGTCCATGTACTTTCCCAGCCTATCCGCAAACGGAAATTGCCGCACGCCAAAAAGACTTTGAAAGTCAACAGCGTGCAAATCGTGAAGCGCTGGACAAGCGCAAGAAAGAAATTAAGGAGAAATTTAATCTATGAACAAATCAAAGATTTTAAGTGCCCGTGCTAATCTTAAAGCAAACAAAGTAGCTGAACTCGAAGAATCGATTGAAGAATTGAACAAACGATCTGAACTTGAAGCGAAGAAATTGGAACAAGCTGGAAATGATGAAGAAGTTTCAGCGGTTGAAAAGAACCTGGAAGACATCCAAAAAGAATTGGATGATAAATTGGCAGAAAAAGAACAACTTGAAAAAGAAATTGAAGATTTGCAAAATCAAGTTGAAGAATTGAATCGCAAAGCACCGACTTATCCAAGTCAAGAAAAACGTGGAGGACAAAAATTGGAACAACGTGACGCAATCGCAAAATACATTCGCTCTGGTCAAACTCGTGACATCGTAGGATTAAAAACCACTGACTCAGGAAGCGCAGCTCTAATCCCTACTGAAGTGCTAAAACCACACTTTGTAAACAAAACACGTAATCCACTTTTGGACCTTGTAAAACGTGTTCAAGTAACAAGTGGATCTGGTAAGTTCCCAGTTATCAAGAAAACTGACAACAAAATGTCATCAACAGATGAATTGAAAGCTAATCCAGAACTTGCAAAACCAAACATTAGTGAAGTTGACTATGCAATCAAGACTTATCGTGGTTATATCCCTGTATCACAAGAAATGATTGACGATGCAAACTACGATATCATGGCAATTGTAGAAGATGAAGTATTTAACCAAGGAGAAAATACAGAACTTTCATTGATTGCTTCTGTTCTAAAAACAGCTACCAATGCTGATGCAACTGGATTTGATGGAATTAAAGACATCTACAACAAGAAACTTAAACCAATCTACAAAGCAAGTATCGTTGTAACACAATCAATGTTCGCTGCTCTCGATAAAGTGAAAGACAAAGAAGGTCGCTACATGCTTCAACCGGATGTCACTTCACCTACTGGTTACTCATTCGGTGGCAAAACTATCTACACAGTAGAAGATACTGTTTTCGGAAACGAAGGAGAAATGAAATTCTTCATCGGTGACATTACTGAATTTGTTGGATTGTTTGACCGTTCTCAAGTGTCTGTTAAATGGGTGAACAACGACATCTATGGTCAATTGCTTGGTCTCTTCATCCGTCTGGATGTTAAGAAAGTAGATGAAGCTGCTGGATTCTTTGGTACTTATACTGACGCAGTTGGGTAAGGAGGTGGCTTTTGAGCTATACAGTAATCCGTCCATTCAAGGACTTAAACGATCCCGAACAACATGACTATTCAGTCGGTGATGCCTTTCCTCGTGAAGGGCATGAACCAACTGAAACTTTTACCAACGGTCTTTTGAATGGGTTAAACAGTGCTGGTTCAATCTTCCTTGAGGAAGTTCCAGATGAAAAACCTAAAAAACAAAAAGCTAAACCAGTTGTAGAAGAAGAGCCCATCGCAGAAGAAGAGGAATAAACATGAATGAATTTCAGCTTTTAGAGTTGCTGAAACTCAAGTTAGGTATCTCTACCAAACTGAGAGACAAGCCACTAGAAAAAATCATTTCAAGTGTCATCACTGAATTGACCGACAATCTCGGTGTTGAGCTTGTCGGTGACCGTGCTGATCATGAAATGTTTATCGTTGACTATGCTGCATATCGTTATGAAGGTGGAGTGGACATGCCACGACACCTTCAATGGCGATTACACAATTTGCAATTATCATCGAAGAAAGAGGTTAAGAATGTGGAACAATGAAATCACACTAACCTCTAGGAAAATCAAAGGTAAGGACAAGCTCAAACAACCAATCTACAAAGAAGAAGAAGTGACAATTCTGTGTCGCAAAAAGAAAGTTACTCGCTCTGAATTTTATCAAGCTAATCAATCAGGATTAAGACCAAGCTTAGTTGTCGAAGTTCATAATTTTGAATACGACAACCAAGAATATGCAGTATTTGAAGGTAAGAAATATTGTGTCTTAAAGACCTATCCAATTGATTCTGAAATTTTGGAATTGACTTTATCGGAGAAATTAGAATGAGCATTGACCTCGCTGATTTAATTGCAAAAGAGCTAGCTTCATACTCAACTGAGTTTTCAGAAGGAGTGGAAAAGATTGCTGAAGAGGTAGCAGAAGAAGCAGTCCAGGAGTTAAGACAGACCAGTCCGAAAAGATATGGAAAATATCGCAAAGGATGGAAAAAGAAGAAGCTAGCAAATGGCTCTTATGTTGTCTTTAATTCTGTCGCCAGTCTTACTCACCTACTTGAGAACGGGCACATCCTACGAGGTGGTGGTCGTGTATCTGGTATAGTCCACATTAAACCAGTTGAAGAAAAAGTTATCGAGAATTTTGAAAAAAGAATCAAGGAGATTGGCCAATGAAACTTTCAGAGTTTGCTGATATTTTAGAGAAATCAGACTTACCTGTAACTTATCGAGTGTATCAAGAAAATAATGTTCCTGATATGCCTTACCTGATTTACTATGAATCTAGTCCAGCAATCAATGCAGCTGACAATACAATTAATCATGAGATTAAGATCGTGACAGTCGAGCTTGCATTTGAGCGCAAGGATGAAGATTTGGAAGAGCGACTAGAAGAGCTGTGGAAATCCCACGAGCTCTTTTTTGAAGCTCAAGAAGAAACATTTATCGAGACTGAAAGGCTATATGTCAAGCCTTATACAGTCTATTTATATTAAGGAGGAATGACATGCCCGAAAACAAAGTAACGTTTGGTTTAAAAAATGTTCACATTGCACCAGTTAAAACAATTGGGGCAGATGGAGTGATTACTTATGATGAAGTATTTCGCTTCCCTGGAGCAATGGACTTGACGCTAGATCCAAAAGGTGATTCTGGAGCAGTTAAAGCAGATGACATTGACTACCATTTCATCAACTCAAACGAAGGATATGATGGAAAACTTAAAGTACCCCATATCATCGAAGCATTTGCAACTAAGATTTTAGGAGAAATCAAAGACTCTCAAACTGGTGTTATGACTGAAAAAGGAGATGCAGAACCAACAGCATTCGCTATTATGTTTGAATTCTCTGGTGATAAGAACAAGACTCGTCATGTTCTTTATTACTGTTCAGCAAGTCGCCCATCAAATGGATCATCAACTAAAAACGGGACAAACGTAAATGAACGTGAACTATCTTTCAAAGCTAGTCCTCGTCCACTTGACTCAGTTATCAAACGTTCAATCACTTCAGCTGATAACAACGAAGTCTACAACAAATGGTTCGAAAAAGTTTATGAACCTAACGCTGTTGGTTAAGGAGAAATAGTATGCGCAAAATCATCATGGTTGGCGAGAAAGAGTATGAGTTGGGAACAAGCGCTTATACTCCAATTGCCTACAAACAACAATTTGGTAAGGATTATTTCCAAGATTTATTCTCAATGTTGCAAAATCAATCCATTATGTCCGAATTGAACAAACTGAATTCTGACGAAAAAGAATCAAACGAAGTCGATATTTCAATCTTATCAGATTTTGACATGACATTCTTTAATCGTCTATTTTGGACTTTTTCTAAAACTGCAAATCCACACATCAAACCATACGAACAATTCTTTATGGAAATGGAAACATTCCCAATCCAAGAAATTGGACCTGAGTTGATGGAAATGCTGAATGCAAGCATGTCAACAAAAAAGTCCCAGACCAGTCAGAAACAGCTAGCGATGAAATCTTCACAGTAGAATCTTATCTATCCTGTTGCAAAGAAACAGGATTGTCTATTGATGATTTAAAGAACATTTCAATCGGAATGGCTTTAGATTATCAAACAGATTATGTGAATTTACGAAGCGAAAGTAAGAAAGGAGAGCGAAAAGCCAACCAAGCTGATTTTGACAATTTTTAAAAGAAAAGGAGTGCTGAGAGAGCGATTCTGAGGTCAAGTTCATTGACCTGACTGCATTATCAGTCATAAAAGTTCTCTCAGCGCTTTTTATTTTTTAGAGAAAGGAGGAAACATGGCAGGAAATATTAAAGGCATCAAGATTGAGATTGATGGAGACACGCAACCCTTACAGAAGGCACTCAAGAATGTCAACAAGGCTGCAACAGATGCAACCCAAGAATTAAGGCAAATTGACAAAGCTTTAAAATTCGATACAGGAAATGTCACTCTATTAACTCAAAAACAAGAGGTCCTACAAAAACAAGTTTCTAATACAAAAGAAAAATTAGAAACTTTAAGACAGGCACAATCTCAGGTTGAACAACAATTCAAAAGTGGGAACATTGGTGCCGATCAGTATAGAGCATTTCAACGTGAAGTAGAAACTACCAAGAATGTTCTTGAAGGCTATAAAGGAAAACTAGCAAATGTCAACCAAGCACTTTCAGAAAACGGCAATGCTACCCAAAGCAATAAAAGTCAGCTTCAGAACTTGCAGAAAGAACAGAATCGCCTTGCTAGCGAATCTGAAAAAGTCGTAAGTTCATTTAAACTACAAGAAAGTCAGTTAGGTGCTAATGCTAGCGAATCTGAAAAACTAGCTCTGGCACAGAAAAAAGTCGGTTCTCAATCCTCTATCGTTGCTAAGCAGATTGAAAATCTTGAGAAGCAGTTAGAGTTAACTAAGCAAGAATATGGTGAAAATTCAGTTGAAGCCAACAAAATGGAAGCACAACTGAACCAAGCTAAAACATCGTATTCAAATCTATCTCAAGAGATGAAAAACTTGGGTAGTGCTGGTAAACAAGCTGCTAATACTTTAGGTGAGACAAACAACCTTTTAAAAGCAGAGTTACTTAATCAATTTTCTGAGAAACTATCAGATATCAGCCAGAAGATTGTTGATTTTGGTAAAAGTGCATTAGAAGCCTTCAGGCAAGTTGACGAAGGCATGGACACTATCGTTACCAAAACTGGTGCGACAGGCGATAGTTTGAAAGAAATGCAAGACATTGCCGCAAACATCGCAACAACTATTCCAACTGACTTCAGCAAAGCTGGTGAAGCAGTCGGAGAGGTCAACACACAGTTTGGATTAACTGGCGATGCTCTCAAAGATGTTTCCATAGAGATGATTAAGTTTGCTGAAATTAACGGTACAGACATTACCAATTCAACTATTTCAGCAAGTAAAGCCTTGGAAGCTTACGAGCTATCAACTAGCGATTTAGCGAAAGTCCTAGATTCTACTACATATACAGCTCAATCGACTGGTGTATCTGTTGATGACTTGATGAAAAAAGCCATTGAAGGCGCACCGCAAATTAAAATGCTAGGTCTTTCATTTGAAGAAGGTGTAGCGTTGCTCGGACAATTTGAAACGAGCGGTGTGGATGCTTCAGGCGCTTTGTCAGGTTTAACAAAAGCAGCAGGAACTTATGCTAAACAAGGTAAAACTTTGAAAGAAGGTCTTATCGAAACAATTGATAAGATAAAGAATACTACTAGCGAAACCGAAGCAATGGGACTAGCAATGGAAATATTTGGTGCTAAAAAAGCACCTCAAATGATTGATGCTATCAAGCGTGGAGCATTTGATTTTCAAACGTTCTCCGAAGCAGCTGAAAATTCAGTAGGGGCAGTCTCAAACACTTTTGAAGCTACTCTTGATCCAATTGACAAATTCAAGACAGCTCAAAACTCAGTTACTTTAGCAATGTCAGAGCTAGGCGCAGCAATAGCTGAAACTCTAGCACCTACATTTGAAGTGTTAGGGAATATGGTCAAAGACATAGCAGAGTGGTTCAGTGGTCTACCTGGTCCAGTAAAAGAATTCATCGTGATTTTAGGAGGTGTAGTCACAGTCGCTGGGATTCTAGTCCCGATATTCTTAACCTTGCAAGCAGCAGCAGTTGCGCTTGAAACATCCATCGGAGCAATGATTGCAGCAGCTGCATCAATAATCGGTATTGCTGCTTTAATTGTTGCCGCTATTGCAGCAATCGTGATTGGCATCAAGTATCTATGGGATACAAACGAGGGATTTCGTGACGCTGTCATGACAGTCTGGAATGCTATCATGGAAGTCATCAACAGAGTTGTGAGTGAAGTTTCTAACTTCATCATGAGTATGTTCGGAGTTGTTGTCAATTGGTGGACCGAAAACCAAGAACTTATACGATCTAGTGCAGAAACGGTCTGGAATGCTATCCAAACCGTAATTGATGCAGTCATGACTTTCTTAGGTCCATTAATCGAGGCCGCATGGGCGAATATCCAACTGGTCATCACGACCGCTTGGGAAGTCATAAAAACTGTTGTTGAAACTGCAATCAATGTTGTCTTAGGCATTATCAAGGCAGTCATGCAGATCATCACAGGTGACTGGTCAGGAGCATGGGAGACCATTAAAAGCACTATATCAACCGTTTGGAACGCTATCCAAAGCATTTCTCAAACAGTCATGGGTGCACTTCAATCATATATTTCAAATACCCTTAATGCTATTTCAGTAGCAGTTTCAGGTATTTGGAATGGGATTAAAGCAACCGTAGAATTTGTACTCACTAGCATTTACAACAATGTAACAAATACATGGGATGGTATTAAGAATGCAATTGGTAGCGCCATTAATGGTGCGAAAGATCTTGTAAGTTCTGCAATCAGTGCTATCAAAGGACTATTTAATTTCAGCATTAGTTGGCCACATATTCCACTACCTCACTTTTCAGTAAGTGGTTCAGCAAATCCGCTCGATTGGCTAAAAGGTCAAATACCTAGGATTGGTATCGAGTGGTACGCAAAAGGCGGTATCATGACGAAACCGACTTTCTTTGGTATGAATGGAAATAATATGATGGTTGGTGGCGAAGCTGGAAATGAAGCGGTATTGCCACTTAATGAAAGAACACTTGGCGCAATTGGTCGAGGTATTGCTCAAACGATGGGTGAAAATCCAACAAACATCAACATTACAATAACTGGTAATGTTGTCAGAGAAGAAGCGGACATCACTAGAATTGCTGACCAAGTTGCTCAACGAATTGCCGATGAAATCCAACGTAGAACCCAATTGAGAGGAGGGATCGTATGATAAAGTATAACGAGCTAGTTATTGACGGTGTGAGAACATCATCTTTTCCTTTTAAGGTCATTGTCCACGATTCTCCCTCAATTGCTTTGGGAGAAAGTAAGACAGAACTCTTGGAGCATGGTGGTATCAGTGGAGCGATAGTTCAGACAAATAAACATCGTAAACTAGTTCAGAAACCTTATACGATTTATCTAGTCAAACCTACTGAAGAACAAATGAATCAATTCATGAGTCTATTTATCCGTGAGAAATTTTGGTTAGAAAGTGAGCGAGTTAAAACAACTCGTCTCTGGTGTTATAAGGCCAACGCCAGCGATCTTGAAGAAACACAACCTGGTTTGTATATGACAAAAGTAACATTCACTTGCCACCCTACCAAACATTTCAAAACCACTGACACACAAAGATTGACTGGAAATGGAGTTTTAACCACTCAAGGCTCTGCTCTTGCCTTTCCTAAAATCACAATCGTTGGACAGAGCGCTACTGAGACTTCGTTTACTATTGGCGGACAAGTCATCAGACTTGAAAACCTCACAGAATCGCTTGTAATGGTCAACAATCCAGACAATCCAAGCTTTAAGACCACAACAGGAAAACCAGTTAAATGGTCAGGTGATTTTATTACTGTTGATCCATCAAAACTGAAAAATGTCGGTGTAGTTTTGGGTCCTGGCATTCAATCAATTGAAATCGAAACAGTTTGGGGGTGGGCATAATTGCTTTATTTACTTGATAAGAATGTGAGAACTGTTCGCTGGAACGGTGAGCCACTTCATGAAGCAACATCTGCAATTGTCAAAGAATCGATGAACGGCGACTTCATTCTTACTGTAAAATATCCAATTTCTGACACAGGAATTTACAAACAAATCAAAGAGGATATGCTGATAAAATGTCCTACACCCGTTCTAGGACCTCAGTTATTCCGTATCAAGAAACCTGTTGAGGACAATGACCAACTCGAAATCACGGCATATCACATCACAGACGACATCATGCAACGTTCTGTGAAACCTGTTAAGGTTGCAAATCAAACTTGTTCAATCGCACTTTCTCAAATGGTTCAAAATGCCAAAACTGATTTAGGTGATTTCTCATTTACAAGCGATATTCAAGAGCATAGAACATTCAATATGACAGAAACAGAGAATATCTATTCTGTACTTCTGGATGGTAAGCATAGTATCGTTGGCACCTGGGAAGGTGAATTAGTGCGCGACAACTTCTCATTAACGGTTAAAAAGAATCGTGGTGAGAATCGTGGTGTTGCAATCACTACACACAAGAATCTAAAATCTTATCAACGCTCTAAAAACTCGCAGAACGTTGTTACTAGAATTCATGCTCGGTCTACATTCAAACCTGAAGGTTCTGAACATGAAACAACAATCAAGGTGACAGTAGATAGTCCGCTTATCAACTCTTATCCCTATATCAACGAGAAAGAGTATGAGAACAACAATGCTAAAACTGTTGAAGAGTTGAAAAAGTGGGCACAAGCTAAATTCACAAATGAAGGCATTGACAAGGTCTCTGACTCAATCAAGCTTGAAGCTTATGAATTAGATGGACAAATCGTCCATTTAGGGGACACAGTCAATCTCAAGAGCTTAAAGCATAATGTTGATATTTTCAAAAAGGCTGTTGCTTACGAGTATGATGGACTAAAAGAAGAATACATTTCTTTAGAGTTTGACGACAAGGCTGGTTTTGGAGGTTCAGGAGTATCTAATGGCCTTTCTGATGTAACAAATGCGATCCTTGGAGTAACCTACTCAGCCCAAGAAATTGCAATTGAAAGAGCTGCTAGAAATGCTAATTTAGCTTTTGAACACCAATCAAATCAATTGAAGAAAGAAGTCGAAGATGGCATTGAGTTAATCAAAGCGAAGTCCGAAGAAAATAAACGTTCGCTATCTGATGAAATCAATCAAAAGTTTCACGACTTCAGCCCAGAAGGATTTGAAGAAGCAAAAGCAAAAGCAGAAGAAGCCTTGAAAAAGGCTGGAGCAGGCTATGAATTAGCAGATGAAGCTAAAAATAGAGCACTTGAAAATATTAGAGATTTAAACGCTTTTAAAACAAGTGTTCAAGAGGAACGCGAAAACTTATCAGATGAATTGAAACGCTATTCACGAGAAGAAACAGAAAGTCGGATTACTTCTCTCCGTGAATCATTCGGCAATAGATTTGTAGCAAGGAGCACCTACCTTGAAAATGTCGAGGGTACGAATCGACGCTTTGAAGCACTCACAAGAGATAATGAAGCCAAGTTAGCAGAATACAAGCAAGGCATTGACGGACGTATCGCAACAATTACAAGTCAAATTGCTGGCAAGGTCAATGAAGCAGATTTCCAACGTGTCAAAGAAACGGCTCAATTATACGAGCGCATTTTAGGTGGCGCTGAAAATGACGTGTCGAGAAATATTTCACGTATGGTTTTGAGCAACCAAATTTTTCAGACGGAAGTTGGAAAATATTCAACGCAAGGTGGCCCGAATATGCTCCGAAATTCGAGAGCGGACGACGGTTTGAAGTATTGGACGGAAGCAGACGGAAGATTAGGATTCACAGCTCACAGCTTCTATTTTAACGGCCAAAAACGAATGTTTGAGTTGCGACCGGGGGCAGTTGTTAAAAGTCCACGTTTCATCGTCAAGCGTAGTGCTGATTACACATTGAATTTTTTAGGATTTGACAACAACTCAAAATATTTAAAAATTTACTTCTGCAAGCGTAAAAAGGGTTCTACGGCAGATTTTGAAGAAAAACAGCTTATCTATGATGGTAAGCCAAAATGGACTAATGGGCCGGTTTTTGATAACGAAAAAACTATCAAAAAATCATTTCAATTTAATATTGGAAATTTTGACGATGGCTATCTTCAGTTTGAGTATGACAGAAACAACCCTAATAAGTGGGGCGGTCTATTTATGACCGAGCTTGATTTTTATGAAGGCACAAATGACCGTAAATGGCAACCGGCGCCCGAAGATAGCGCAGAACCTATCGAAGCGGTACGGACACAAATGACACTGCTTGCTGGCTCATACGCTATTCAAAATTTGAACAGTGCTGGGGATATCATTAATGGTATCAATTTAGGAGCAAATGGTAATAACCGTATTGTTGGTAAGGCAACTCATATCACAGGAGACACGCTGATCGATAATGCGGTTATCAAGTCAGCTATGATAGATAAGTTAAAAACAGCTAACTTTGAAGCTGGTTCAGTCACTACCACTATCTTAGGAGCTGAAGCGGTTACTGCTGAAAAGGTTAAATTTGATGCAGCGTTTATTCAGAAGTTGGTTTCACAACAAGCATTCATTGATGAGTTGTTTGCGAAACAAGCGACCATTACTCAGATTCAATCCATTGATTTTACAGGCAATAATATCAGAGGTGGAAAAATTTCATCACTAAACAGCGTGACTGATTTTGATTTACAGACTGGTTGGATTGATATGAACAAGGAAGCCGTCGGAATACGAAATAGATTCCCTGGAAAACCTATGCAATTCCTTATTTTTGGTCAAGGCTCACTTAATGGGGTTAACGGTGCATATACTCAACTTATGAGTAACCGTAACGGAGTTACAGGGATTGAACATACTTCGGCAGGTATTCAAATCTGGAACGGTAAGCAAGGCGAAAATATTCAGACAGCTATTACATTTTATGGAAAATTGATGGACTTTATGCCAAATTCGCTAGGTGGTGGAATTACCGTGAACACCGAAAACCGTACAATTTCAAATTTGGATAATATTTATTTCCGTGGAACATCTTTAGCGACAATCCTAGATTTAATTGACAAGAACTTCATAGGTATTGAAAAACATTTTAAACATAATAAACTCGGCGCTCCTGGACGTTATACTATTAGAATTTAGAAAGGTAGAACATGAACACACAAGATAAAGTTATTAACAATTTAGCAATTCAACTTGCTAATAAGACAATTACAGAAGCATTTAGCACTACTGAACGCGATGAGGCACAAGCACAACTTCAAGAAGCTAATAGCCAACTTGAAAAAATCAACAAGGTCTTACAGTCAAATGAAGAATTAAAGGCTCTATTTGACAAAGTGGCAGAAGAATTAGACAAACCAAAGGAAGAAGGGTAATATATGACATTTAAAGTAGTAAATAAATACTTACAAGACAACAACCGTACTTTCGTTGCTATCCGACAAGAAAATCCATATACGGCTTTTGACCGTGTTTTGATTGGCGACCGTGTGAACGAATCAGATGAGGTGCTTATCCAAGCGGTACTCGGTCAAGTCGCTACTGAATTAAATCCGGCGGACGGGGTGAAGAAGCTTCAAGAAGATTTGCATACTCAGGCTCAAGAATATGAAGTCAAGCTCGCTGAGAAAGATACAAAAATCGCAGAAGTTAAGGCAGTAGCAGATTGGGCAGTACTAGTTCGTGTAACAGATGTAGATAACCCACTAGACCCTACTTTATTCAAGCGTGGACTTGAACTTGTCGACCTTGGTCAAAGTGGAAAAACTTACAAATCGCAAGAAATTTTCACGCTTGAAAATCCAAACCACGTTGAGAAATTCCAAGAAGGCCAACGTGTCATGGTTCAAGTGAACGAAGAATTCACTTATCAGGGGCAAACGTTGGAAGAACTAAAAGACCTTGAGAAAAATGGTAAACTGGGCATCTGGAAGTGGACTGAACCAAAACCAGAGAACCAATCTAGCGAGCTAGACACTCAACCTGTTCAATAAGAGGTGATATATGCAAGATTTAGCATTTCATGAATTATTAGAGCACCTCAAAAATTTATCTTACAGTCCATACATCCACTTTTTCTTTTGGCTGATGGTTTTAGATATTGTGACAGGTTACATCAAGGCATTCAAGACTAAGCGTTTTGATAGCAAAATTGGAACAATGGGATTGATTCGACACTTCATTGTTTTCGCAGTCATCTTGCTTGTTGCCATGTATGCCCGTTCCCTTGGTTTCCGTAGCTTCGGGATTGCTTGGACCATGTTTTTCTCATTCAATTATCTATTTTCAGTTATTGAAAATTGGGAGATGATCGGGCTAGCATTTCCAGAATTCCTAAAACCGTATATCAATCAAATCAAAAAAGACAACGCTCGTAAGATAGGTCAGTTATTGGTCAACATTGACCAAAAAGACAAAGTAGAAATTGAAGTAAAGGAGAAAGACGATGCAACAAATTAACGAAATCATCATCAATGGAGCAATTAGTATTCTGGTAATTTTGACTGGAATCGCAGTTAAGGCGATTAAAGAATATCTTGTTCAGAAGGGCGGAGAGAAAACAATTAAGATTGTTGAAATCTTGGCTAAGAACGCAGTAAATGCAGTTGAGCAGGTATCATCTGAAACTGGGTACAAAGGAGAGGAGAAACTGGAACAGGCACGTATTAAGATTCGTGCAGAACTTAGCAAGTACAACATTCACATGAATGATAGTGACCTCGATACATTCGTTGAGTCAGCGGTCAAGCAAATGAACGATGCTTGGAAAGGACAGTAAAAATGGCAGTAAATATTGAAACAGCTATTGCTTGGATGCGAGCAAGACAAGGAAATGTGACTTATAGCATGGATCATCGTGATGGACCTTATTCATATGATTGTTCATCATCTGTATACTATGCATTGCGAGAAGCTGGGGCTTCATCTGCTGGTTGGGCGGTCAATACTGAGTATGAGCACGACTGGCTTATTAAAAACGGTTATGAGCTTATCGCTGAGAATACAGAGTGCACCGCTCAGCGTGGAGATATCTTCATCTGGGGCAAGCGTGGTGCTAGTGCTGGAGCGTTCGGGCATACTGGTATGTTCATTGACTCAGTCAACATCATTCATTGTAACTATGCTTATAATGGTATCTCTGTCAATGAACATGACGAACGCTGGCTATATGCTGGACAACCATATTTTTATATCTACCGCTTGGCCAATCCAAACGCTCAACCTGAAGAACCTAAAAAAGGCTGGCAAAAGGATGATAATGGCTACTGGTACGCTAGAGTTAATGGATCATATCCTAAGGAAGAGTTTGAGTACATTGAGGAAAACAAATCATGGTTCTACTTCAATGCAGAAGGATATATGGTTGCTGAAGACTGGGTGAAATACACTGACGGCAAGTGGTATTGGTTCGACAAAGACGGATACATGGCTACAAGTTGGAAGAAAATTGGTGGTGCATGGTATTACTTTAACCGTGACGGTTCAATGCAAACCGGCTGGGTGAAATACTACGACAAGTGGTATTACCTCGATGCAACAAATGGCGACATGAAATCTGATTGCTTCGTCAAATACAATGATGGCTGGTACTTGCTACTTCCTGACGGTCGCATGGCTGATAAGCCTGAGTTTACAGTAGAGCCTGACGGTCTCATCACAACTAAATAAAATAAAGCATAGAAAGGCTTTCAAAATTTAATTACACTAACCGCTGGCAATCGCTGGCGGTTTTTTTGTTTGCTCAAAATAAAAAAAGCAGTGACTGAAATCACTGCTTATCAGCTGTAGCAAATTCATAGAGCTTCTCTGCTGTTAGAAGGGCCATTTTGTCCATGCTTGTTTTTCCTTTTCTAAGGTCAGAAACAGTAGTCCACGGAACTCCAGCGCCTTGCGAAATAGCAGAAGTAGACATCGAACTGTCTAATAATTCTTGAATAACTTTTCTCATACTATTTGTCCTTTTTATTTTTGAGATAAATGTATACATTAATGGCAATTATAAAAATAGCTATTGCACTAACCATTGCTTTTCCTCTTTTCATTTGATAAAATAGAGGTGTGAGGGGCTTTCGCCCCCACCTCTTAGCGTTTACCTTTTTCTTTTGCGGGATTTCGGTTTACGCTTTTTGTTTTGCCTTGCGACCGTTATTGCGGTTACTAGACTTGCGATAGCAGTTACTGTTTCAGGAATATTGTCTATTGCCTTTTCAAGTAACCTAAGCCAATCTTCTTTGTTCAACTTCCTCACCTCCTTTCCTTATCTTGATTATATTATATCACGGTACACCGAGAAAGTCAAGCGTTTTGATAAAGTTTTTTTAAATTTCTTCAAAAAAAATAGACCTTGTCCAGAGGTCGGGGAGTTGGAGGGGACACCCTCAATGTAAACTATTAGAACTGAATTGCAGCCTTCTCAACTATACGGGCAAAGGTGAGTATGAAAATGAATACGAAAATGAATACGATTTAAAAAAATGACGAAAATTAACGGAAATGATTTTAAATAAAAATAAGCAAAAACTAAACTATTGATAAGTAACAGAAAGCATTTGTAAACATTTGTCACTTATACCATAGTTCGTGACAGTTCCTGTTTTTTTTGATAGAATCATACAGTATGCCACTGGGCACAAAGTAAGAACTGGGACTGTCTTTCCCAGCTTCGGAGGTAAAAAATGTCAGATTCGCCAATCAAATATCGATTGATTAAAAAAGAAAA